GGGGAACATGACCGTCAACCAAAGCACAATGGTTATCGGTGAGTCAATCATTGATAAGCCTGCTCGTTGGCACAAAACGGTGTCTTTCAACATTTTGGTCAACGGTGAGCGCCAGCCACTGTTTTTGCGTAAGTACGAGTATTTGAGGGAGTATGCCCCCAATGCCGCAGACACTGGTATCCCAGTTTATTACGGCGATTACGACTACACGCATTGGCTTGTCGCCCCTACCCCAAATGTGGCTTATGCATTTGAAGTTTTGTACTACGAGCGGATTCAACCCCTTGATTCTTCTAACCAAACCAATTGGTTCACCATTTATGCCCCCCAAGCATTGCTGTATGGGTCTTTGTTGCAGGCGATGCCGTTCCTCAAGAACGACGAGCGGATGCCTATGTGGCAACAGAACTATGACCTTATCATGCAGACACTGAAAGCGGAGGATGTACAACGCATCGGTGACCGTCAATCTTCAGTATTGGACACATAAATGAGTTACAACAGCCCCTTCACGGGTAACGTCATCCAACCAACTGACGTATCCTATCGCTCCATTACGCTGACCGCAAACACGCAGTTGTCGTGGCCTATCAATGGTAACGCCACTGGTGACTATGCGGCGCGAATTATGCAGGTCACAGCCTCCTCTGCGGGGCTGTCGCTTTTTATGCCGCCCGCCAATCAGGCGTCCGTTGGTCAAGATGCTTTGATTCGCAACGTCGGTGCAAACGCCTTTACGGTCAAAGATTTTGCTGGAACCAACACCATCATCACGATAGCCGCTGGTGAGTCCAAGTACATCTACATTACCGCCAACCCTAACAACCAAGGCACATGGGGCATCATTGCTTTTGGCGTAGGCTCTTCTTCAGCGGATGCGGCTACATTGGCTGGATACGGTTTGGTTGCAATATCTACCACCCTAAACCAAAGTCATCCAGTTATCACGACATCTGGCAATACTGCGCTAGATGCAACCTACAGGGCTAGTGCCTTGGTGTGGACTGGTGGTGCTGGAACCTTTACGCTCGATTTGGCGACTACGCTTGGAAACAATTGGTTCACGATGGTTCGCAACTCAGGTTCTGGGGCGCTCACTATTGCTGGGCAGAGCGGAAATACCATCAATGGCTCAACCAGCATTATTTTGCAACCTACTGACTCGGCAATGATTGTGTCAAGTGGAACGACTTTCTACACCGTAGGCTTGGGCAAATCGACATTATTCAACTTCACTCAACTGACCAAGGCTGTTACCTCTGGTACATACACTTTGACGGCAACAGAAGCCGCAAACGTGGTTCAGAAGTACACAGGGACATTGGCTGGCAATGTGACGATTATTCTGCCAGCAACGGTGCAGGTGTATTACATTTTGAACGCCACGAGTGCTGGCGCGTATACGTTGACCTTTACAACGGGTAGCGGGGGTACAGCGACAGTTCCTGCCGCATCGCAGTCCACCTTGGTTTGCGACTCTGTCAACATCCTGAACGCCAACACCTTCCTTGCTGGCTCAACTGGTATCAGTTTGAGTGATGGCACTGTCGGCTCCCCTTCTTTGAACTTTTCAAATGAAACCTCCACTGGTGTTTATCGAGCCACCTCTGGTCAGTTCAATATTGCAGTGCTTGGGTCAAATATTGCATCTTTTGCCGCTACAGGGTTGGCTATCACAGGCTCTGGAACCTTCACTGGTACTGGAACCTTTGTTGGTGGTATTTCGGGTGGCACTTTCCCATGACCAAAAAAGTTTTTGCCATTGACACAGCCGCTGGTATCCAGCGTGACGGTACTGTGTTTGACATGACTTTTTACACTGATGGCAAATGGGTTCGATTTCAACGAGGTCGTCCTCGCAAGATTGGTGGATACCGAGCCATCGTTACTGATGCTCATGGGTATTCCCGTGGCATCTACGTCAACTCTGTTGATGGCATTAACCAAGTGTTCAATGGCTATAACAATGGTCTTGAGGTCATCAACATTGACAACAACGGTATCGGTGCTGGCGTCAATCAATTTACCTTTACTGGCTTGGTTCTGACCCTCAATACATTGGTTGGCGGAACTACATATACCAATGGTACATACACCAACGTAACCCTAACAGGTGGTTCTGGTTCTGGAGCCAAGGCAACCATTGTGGTGGCTGGTAATACCGTGACCACGGTTACGCTTACAGCGGCTGGCAATGGTTATACAGTGGGCGATACCTTGAGCGCCACAGCCGCAAGCATTGGTGGTACTGGTAGCGGGTTCTCTATCAATGTTGCCACCATCAATGATGGCTTTACTGAGAGTGACCTGAATCTATGGCAGTTTGACTCATCGTTTGATGCTCAAGGGTCTGGGAATCAGTTGTTGTTGGCGCACCCCGGTCAAAACCTCGCACAAATCGACCAAACACTTAACACTCCAGTCTTGGCTGGCAACATCTCTGGGACTGTCTTATCTCCATTGACCGACACCTCTGGCGCAACCCCTACAGGCGACGTCATTGAGGTTTCAGGAGGCGTGTGCGTTCTCCACCCCTACGTCTTTGTGTATGGCGACAATGGCTTGATTAAGAACTGCGTGGCAGGAAACCCATACGATTGGAACGGCGCTGACGCCAACGAGGCTAATGTGGCTTCAACAAAGATTGTGAAGGGGTTGCCAGTACGAGGTGGCTCTAACGCCCCCTCTGGACTGTTTTGGGCGCAAGATTCTCTTATTCGTGTGTCATACACCCCAACCACCGTAACGGTTGCTGGAAGCCCCCAAACCTTCTATTGGCGCTATGACATCATTTCCAGCCAATCATCAATACTATCAAGTCAGTCTGTTATTGAGTATGACGGCATCTATTATTGGTGTGGTGTTGACCGCTTCTTGATGTACAACGGCGTGGTTAAGGAAGTCCAAAACAATTTCAACCAAAACTACTTTTTTGACAACCTGAACTATGAGCAACGTCAAAAGGTTTGGGCGCAAAAGGTTCCTCGCTTTGGCGAAATCTGGTGGTTTTTCCCATCTGGTAACGCAACAGAATGCAACGATGCGGTGATTTACAACATTCGTGAGAACTGTTGGTATGACGCAGGCGGTGCTTTGGGCGCTCGTAGAACCGCTGGTTACTTCTCTCAAGTGTTCAAGTTCCCTATTAACGCAGGTCAAGACCTTACTGTGCAGGCTACATTGTTCTCTGCCAGTATTGCAACAACAAATGCAAGCGCCACTATGACTATGTCAATCAATAATCAGATTGCGGTTGGTCAATTGGTGGTAGCGGCAGGCGTCCCAACTGGTACGGCTGTGTCTGCTGTTACGCCAAATTCAGCCTCTACTACAGCCACAGGAAGTGTTAGCACAAGCACCATCACGGTTGCAAGCGCTACTGGTATCTTGCGTGGTCAATTGGTAACAGGCGCTGGAATTGGCGTTGGGGCTACGGTGGTGAGCATTGTTGGCACAACTATCACGCTTTCTGTCGTCAATGCTGGCGCTGTGTCAGGTGCAATTGGATTCTCTGGAACCACGGTGACATTGTCCTTGGCGGCAACCGCTACGGCAATTGTGTCTGCCAACTTCCAATCCGTGCCTAATCTGATTAGTTTGTGGCAACACGAAATTGGCACTGATGAGGTGGCAGGAAGTCAGACTGAGGCTATTGAGAGTTATTTCCAAACATCTGACCTTGGTTGGGTGCAGGGTGGCCCTTCTCAAACTCAGCCTGTTGGCGACAATTACCAATTGCACTTGGAGCGCATGGAGCCTGACTTTATTCAGACTGGCGATATGACTTTTCAAGTGACAGGTCGAGCATTTGCTCAAGCGCCTGATGTAACCTCAGCACCGTATCCATTCAGCCCTGACACGCGCAAGATTGATTTGCGTGAACAACGTCGTGAGTTGCGATTGATTTTTACAAGCAACGTACAGGGCGGCGATTACCAGCTAGGTAGAGTTTTGTTGCACGCCAATGTTGGCGATGTAAGACCGTAAGATGGCGTTACCGCTCGTATACGACCCTCGGTATCACACATGGGACTCTTGGTCGAGCCTTATGTGCGAGGCGTATGCGGCGCAACAGCTATGCATAAACACTCCCGAAGAGGAGTGGCAAGACTGGGCGTCGGGGTTAAAAGCCATCGACATTTTTGTGAACGAGGGGATACCCGGCCCCTACATCTACAAGAACTGGCAGGACTGGGCGCAAGCGCTCGTCGGAGCAGTCAACGAATCAACACAGGAAACGGCAACATGAACTTCATTGAAATTTTCAACTATGTGGCAAAGATAGCAAGACCTGCCCACGCCAAGGAATCCATCGCTGAGACGATGGAAGACGAGTTCCAAGACATTGGTTTGGACAGCCTTGATGGTTTGGTCATGCTGATGTACTTTGATGACCTTTACGGCATTGACGACG